GGTAACGGCTGCGATCAAATAGCTGTCCGGCGTGCCCTGCGGGTTTTCATCGGTCGCCTCGGCGATGATCGACACAAGGACTTCGCCGGGGTCTGGTGATGTCGCGCTGGCGTCCTCAACGCCGTCAACGCTCAAGGCGTGGTAGATGTATGCGTTCGTTGGCCCTGCTGTGGAAATGGCTTCGAGCGAAAGCGGAATGCGGAGCCTGTATTCTTCGTCCGTCTCGTTGGTCTTACGGACGCAATCGAAGTTGGCTCCAATCTGGTCGAGGTTTGCCCCGGTCGCGTAGGCCAGCATGTTCTGTTCGCCTGCGTCCTGCGTCTCGGCTCGGAGATTCATTTCGCGGTAGGCCAGCACCTCGATGATTTTGTAAGCCGGGTCGCTTTCGGAGATTTCGAGCGTTGGCATCCGCTCCGCGATGTCTGCCAGCATTTCCGCGACAATAGTCTCAAAGTCCTTCTGCTCGATGAAAACTGGAGCCGCGAGCAAGCTCAGGTCGATTGCGCTGCGGGTGCTCATAGCACGATGCCTCCGATCATGGTCCGCTCGCCCGTCGCAAGGATTTCGGCGTCAAGCGTGATTGTCACCTTTCCGGGCGTAACAGTATCGGCCTTGACGCGGTTGATCTTCAAGAGCTTGTTCCCGTCCGCGTCCAGCAGCCACCTGTCGATAGCCTCGATGGTTGCAGCGTACAGGGCCAGCAGCCCGGAAGGATTCAGCGTCGAATCCGTCAGGCTGAAGAGACGCGATCCGTAGTCGCGCCGCCCGACGCGGGAGCCGAGCGGGGTTGTCAAAATGTCAGTCACCGCCTGCCGAATCCACGCCGCCCCTTCGAGCGTTTTACCTGTGTTTGCGTTGGTCCCGCGCATGGTAGCTTTCTGTTGTCGTTTGTCTAGCAATGCAAGCTGAAAATCACTCTGGCAGCCCAGTCTGTCCGCCGCCGGTCTGCACGCCGCCGTGCTTGTGAGTCGTCAGCGAGATGCCAGCCGCCTCAACCTCGACCTCCGCCGTGATCGTCCCCGTGCAGGTCATGTCCCCGTCAAGCGCAAGGGTCGGTGTCTTGATGTTCGTGTTGCCGGTCACATCGATATTTGCCGCGCCACCGATGGTCACGTCTGCATCGCCACCGATGTTGATCGTGGCTTTTCCGCTGCCTTCAATATTGATCGTCGTTACGCCGATGACGGTGAGCGCCCCGGTCGTGGTATTGTATCGGCACTCCGCACCATCCCGCCAGACGATCAGCCATTCAGCAGGGTCTTGATCGGGCGCGGAGTTCTGAGTCGAGTACGCGCCGAAAATGATGACACCGTTCGCGAGTTCGCCTGACGGGGACAGGACAAGCACTTGCTCGCCGACGCTCGGGCAACGCCACGTCTTGTCGGCCCCCGCTGCAAAGGTCAGCCACGGGAGCGGGCGCGTGCGTAGGGCTCCGATCGCTACGGTCGCGTATCCGTATTGCGGTTCGACTGTCGCAATCGTTCCCATGCGGATAAGTCCACCGATTCGGCGCATGGTATCCGAAAGGTCAAAGCGGGTGTTGCTCATGGATGAACCTGTTGATAATCGTCTATGTGATCGGGGCCGATGTCGGGATCGATGCCGACGTAAACTTCTGTCGGAATTGGCTCAGGGTCGGTGTCCCAAACGCTCGTGCCGAGAAGGATTTCGTGCGTCCAGTCGATGCTCCACGTCTCGAAACACTGCATCGAGCCGTTGCCCGATCCGCCCGGCTCAACTGAAAATTGGTCTGGTTGCGCCCCCGTGAGTTCAGCCGCTCCGATTTTCAGCCCCCAGCGATTGTAATATATCAGGTTGCAGAGCTTGCCCGCTAGTTCACGCACGGCCATTTTTGCGGCTTCCGTTCGATAGCTGACTAGCACGTAAAGCGTGAACGACGCGATCATTTCGCTTTGCTCGGTTCCGGGATCGTCCGCTGATGGGGTCAGGCCTGTCAGCTCGAAGAAGATGGCCGGTGTCGTGACGGTCTTTGTCGGGCGCGAGTAGTAGTCGATTGTCGGCACCTGCGCTTCCGTGAACTCAGCGCGGATGGCGGTCTTGATGGCAGCGTGCAGTGTGGTGAGATTCGTTTCTTCCATCATCATATCCTCGTCGCCCGCTGGCGTGCGCGGGCTTTTGTGTTCATGTCGCGCTCGAAAAACAGTCCAGTCACTTCCTTACGGAATTGATCGTCAAAGATCGTCTGAATCTGCGGAATGATTTGCATCTTGATTTTCTGCATCATCTCCGCGTCGAATGAGTAGAACTGCTTGTCCCACGGAAGCCGTTGCGTCTCGTACCTCCGCTTGAAAACCGTGTCGCCAAACTTGCCGCCGGGCATAAAGCCGTCAGGGACGAAAACGGGGCCTGCTTTCACGCCGCCTGCTTGCTTGCGCGGATCGAGCTTGGAAAGGCTGATCGGACTTAGCCCGATCCAGATCGAGGAGTAGAATCCGCTGTCGAGTTGCTTCGCGGCGTTGAAGCGGATGTAGAGCCGGTTCTTGATGATTGCGGACTTGACGTGCAAGACGGAAATGAGTTCCTGATCGACTTCCTTTTTGATCCGTCGCGAGGTTGCCCATACCGCACGGCGAATGGCCGTCCGCAACTGCTTGTCGAGGTTGCGGAATCCCTCCCGCACGACGCCGATTGCGCGGGCGTCCACGACAACCGAAGCGAGTGCGCGGGGGTTACTCATAGGCCAGATACGCCTTCGTTGTCAAATAGCCGTCGGGAATCAGGCGGATCACGCTGTAACTCGTCCCGCTGATCGTGCAGAGGTCGCCGCGCTCAACGCCAGCGAACTTGCCCGTCGGGGCTGTGATCGTCGGATACTCGGTGTCGAATGCGGTTTCTCCAGCCGCCGTATCGTGGCGGGGAGCTGAGAAGATGGCCGTCATGACATAAGGCGTTGCGAGCGTCACGCCTCCCTTTATCGAAAAGGAGACGCTGGCACCTGCATAGTCGCAGATGCCAGCGAGTTGTCCGGCCATGTCGGTGCGGTCCATCACCTCTTGGATGGCTTGGCCTTGAGTTCGGCAAGCTCCTTGCGGAGCTTTTCGTTTTCCTGCGCGAGTGCGCGAAGGTCGGGGTCGCGATTCATCTTGCGACGAATCCGCTCCAGTCGGGCCGCTTCATAGCGACCTTCTGCGATTTCGTTGGGTGTCATAGCTTTAGGCCGAAGCCGGAAGTGTGCGGATGATCAGTTTCTTTTCCGCAAGGTCGCCGCTGGCTAGGACAAACTTGTCCGTCCCGGCGGTGATCGTGCTTTTGTCAATCACCGTGCCGTCGGTGTGGTTGATAACCTCGAGGATACGAAGCGTCGCGACAACGCCCACGGCGGCGAGGTCTTGCGCGGCTGCCGAAGCATCTGCCCCGGTCACAGCCCAAACCGAATACGCGCTGGCATCGAGCTTGGCCCCCGTGACTGAACCTCCGTCGAGCTTGGCGGTCGTGACGGCCCCGTCGTCGAGCTTGGCCGTCTCGACAGCTTCGTCTGCCAGCTTGGCGGTCGTGATGATGCCGTCGGTCAGATGGGCTGGATCGACGATGTCCTCAAGATACGCCGAAATTGCGGCGATTAGCGACGTGAGAAGCTGGTTTATGCTTCCGCTTCCGTTTTTCCCGCGTTCAAGGCGGGGTGTAAATGAGAATGCCATGTGTGTTTCCTCCTTGGTTCTGGGGTTCAAAGGGGGCGACTAGGAACTCCAATACCCAGCCGCCCCCCACCATGAACTCCCCCTCACCAAATGTTAGCCGTTTGTGATAAGCTCGGCGACACCGCAGTTGCGGGCGTCGAAGGTCGTGTCGCCGTTCTTGGCCAGCTCCCAATTCGTGATGGTCGCCAGTTCGGCATTGGTCGCGGACTCGCCGCTGGGTGTGCCCTTCCAGCTAAGGCCATTGAGGCCCATGAGGAAGCGCGTGCGGTCGTAAACCTTGCGGTCGTTGGTCGCGGCGTCTGCCTTGGTCGTCATGCTGGCTACGTCACCGATGTTCGTGCTCTGCGGCTTCTCGCCGCGTGCCACTGTCGCTGCGCTCATCAGGTATGTGCGGTAGATCGGAACGCTGGGCACGCTGTTGATCGTCGCGGTCGTCTTCAGATTCTTGTCCACGTAGATTCGGCAGTTGCGGTACCCCTTCAGGATCAATGCACCATCGCTCGGCGTGACGAAGTCCGTCACGTCCATGTCCGTCAGGGCGACCTGAATCTCAGGATGCACCCAGAGCGCGACGATCATGTCGATGTTCTCGCCAAGCAGGGCGGCGGCGTCGAGAATCCAACGCAGGTTGAGGTAGTTGCTCGTTGCGCCGGATGTAACAAGGCTTCCGGTTGTCGTGCACTTGTTCAGGCGCATCGAGTTGAGCGCGGCGGTCGTGTCCGTGTGCGAGCCGAAAGCGCCGAAGAGGATGTTGCGCATCGTCTCCTTGCGCTGGCGGTTGCGGATGCGCTGGATGTACCGGAGCGTCGAACCGATCGGATCGGTACCGCTGGCCTGCACGGCTAGCGCCGTCGCGCCGAAGGCATACTCGCGGTTGAGAATCGGAGCCACGGTCTTGATCTGCGAAATCTTGTTGATCGTCGGCTCTGTGCTTTCGGCCTGGATGGCGTCGGTGAAATCGGGTTCCTTGAAGAACGGGATGTTTGCGGACTGTCCGGCCCCCGACGCAAGCTGCGTAAAGAGCGGAGCGGCGGCAACGACGTTGCTGTCCATGATCTCGTTCTTTTCGACGATCGGCTCGTCGGCCATGCCCTGCACCCAGATCTCTGGCACGATCATGTCTGCGATGCCGCCGATGG